GGTCCTCGTCATATAGTCGGTCCCAATCTGGCGCAGGCTCGTCAATAGCCGTCAGCTGCTGTTGCAATGCGCCTAAAAGTTGGCTGTATTGCTGCCGCTCAAGTTGAACCGCGTCTCGGTCCTGACCGAATTGCTTTCGCTCTTCTGCCAGTGCTTGGCTCTTCTTGGTATAGTCTGCTGTGCGTGAATACCCATTTTTAAGTTCGTCCAGGTCAACAGAAATTTCTTCACCGGCAACTTTGACCGTGAAGTTCTCAGGCTGACTGTCCTCATCTTCGTCTGAGTCGTAGTCTTCATCGTCATCCAACAGTTCGGCATCATCGTCATCTGAGTCGAGATCCTCATCGGACTCCTCATACTCAGTTTCATCTAAAGCCTCGCCCTCATTTTCTAAGGACTGATTTTCAACAACCTCATTTGAATCTTCGGTTTGGCCTTCTGGCTCCATCAAACTCAAAATCGCTGCTTGGGCATCGCCCAAAGTGCCAGACCCCATATCTTGGGGTTCGGTGCTTTCTATTTTATCACTCATGGTAAATTCCGCTTATTGAAAGCGACTTGATCAGCGACTGCGCGTATTTGCACAACCAAGTCTTCAAGTGCTTCTTGTTTTAGATGTAAGCGCTCCCGCTGGGCGGGGTCACGTTCCTTGCACCATTCCTCGAAGTAGTCGAGGCGTAGCATTTCTATGAGCACGCCGAAATCTTCATCGTCGGCGAATCGTTGTATGTTTGAAAGTTGCTCAGGCCGTAGGGACATTAGGTGCCTGCTGCTGTTGGGCTATCTGTCTAACAAGCTCTCTATCTCTCTCTGAGTTGGCCTTGATCTCTGCCGTGTTGACCTGGGCACCGTAGCGGGCTGCTATCTCTGCGGCCTTGAGTGCCAAATTTGCTTCGCTCTCATCCCTGCGCCGGTCATCCTCACGGATCATCTTTTCGCGCTCTAGCTCTAGCTCAGCTTGTTTTTTCTGAATGTTGGCGTTGATCTCTGCCATCTGCACCTCAATAAGCCGTTCGTTGATATCAGGCTTAGGTGGCTCTGGTGGTGTGGGAGGCTGCTGCGCTGGGTCTTTGAAAAAGCGCTGGGGGTCTTTGAAGCCAGCTATCTCTAACATTTGCACCATAGTGGCGTAGTAGTTTTCAATCGACACTAGGGCGTTGTCCGGCCCCATAGTTTGCATGATCTGCTCTTGCTTGCCCGCTACCTGTTGCAGCATATTCATGCGCTCCATGTCACCGCCTTTTCCCAAGGCGACATTTGCCACAACGTCCATATTTGCGTTCCATCTGTCTGGACTGATGGGCACAAAGCCATTTGTTAAGCGGATCATGCGCGGCTTATCGACGTGCTTGATGATCAGCTGCAGTAGCCCTTTATATAGCCGGGTCATGCCGCCTTCAGCGAACAGGCGGGCAATCATCTCTGTGCGCTGCTGCGCTGCGCCTATTGTTTGCTGCACTGCCATTAGCGTGCTGCTCTGCAAGGCGCTAGGGTCTAGGCCGTCTGCCGCTTTTGATATGCCGGTCCTGTTCTCACGGATTTCGTCCATATAAGAAAGCATGGGAAATGCTTCTTTGCCAACGAAAGGCAGAGTAAAAGGCACAACAGCGCCAGGTTGACGCATTCTGATCACGCCCCCGGCCTCATTATTCATAACGTCTTCCAAACTGGCTTGGCCTTCAACCACACCCACCCTGGGGTGAGTGCTCATGGCTAAACTGTCAAGGGATGCCCGCAACACTGCAGTCTTGATGCGCTGAATATCCATTGTTAGGTCTGCGATACTAAGACCAAAAAAGCTGTGCGGCTCCGGGTCTGGGCAGAAAAAGGCAAACGGGATCATGTCTACCGGCTCGTTGCGCAGCACTTCATAAGTCGGGCCAGCGCAGCAAATCTTTCTAAGCTCAGCAACGCCATCGCCGTCCATGTCTATGTGGGCATAGGCTTCTACATACAGCACCCGCTGAATTAGGTTGTTGTCTTCAAATGAGCTTTGCTGGAAGCGCTCACGCGCCTCGACGTTAAAGAGTTCAAAATCAGTCTCGTTAACTGTGGCGTACTGCTCTACGTCACTTAGGTCATATCCCATAAGGACCATGTCAGACAACGTCACATAAGATCTGTGCGCAACCAGTTCAGCGTCATCAAGATTGCGGGCTGTGCGGTTGATCACTATCTCTTCGGGAGGCACTGCCTCAACCTTGATCTTGCCGACCTTGGATCTGTGCGTTACCCGGACTGAGTGTGATGACTCTTGTTGGTCGCTGCTGGCCATCGAAGTCAGCATATCAATTTCAATCTCAGGGTCTGAATTGAGGGCGTTGAGCGCCTGATCGTCTAAATTCTCAAGCTCATAGCTTTGAGTCGTTTCGCTTTCGTCGTAGTAATACTTAAGAAACCCAGACCCCTTAACCAAAGCGTCTTTGAGACACGCATAGATAATTTCTACAAAGCTCTGGTCTTGGTCTTGGTTGAGGACGTAGTTTACAAAATCAGTGGCTTGTTTCGCCGCCTCTATGTCTTCCGGGCCTCGCGGGGCAAACTCGACCATGTGGTCAGAGCCGCAAAATATTCGCAGAAGGCTGGGCAGCATAGCCTGCACTGTGTCGCGCACGTCCATAGTTTGCGCCGTGCTGCGGCCCTCTTCGCCAGAGGCAAGTGCCTCACCATTATAATACTCAGCGGCAGTGGCGCGCTGCGGGGAGATGGTGTTATCAATGAAATCAACTGCGTCTTCAATGGCCTGCGTAATCGCGGCCTGCAGTTCTTCATCGCCCATGCTTGGGTCTTCTTCAATGAATTCTTCGGAGTCAAATAATTCGGCCATTAGAAAGTATCCAGTAAGGATTGAACGCCCAGCTGAGCGCGGCGTGGTAGGCGCTTGTATCCCTCAGCCGCTGCGTCATAGATAGGAATGAGTGGCTCTGCTATGGCTTTGCCTGCAGCCATTGGGCCTTGGAGTGCGCCGCCTAGTAGTCCTAGCGCGCTTTCGGTAGCGTTTCGACCAATCTCTGTGCGAGGTTGGTAATCAAGCGAGTTTTGATAAGCCGCTCTTTGCGCCTCAATCTCACTTGTTGGGGTATTTGTTGGGAGCGCCCTTAGAGTTTGCGCTGCAGTTATAAAAGGTTCTGCGACAGCGCTGCCAGCGTTAGCCAGGAAGTCAGCACCGCCAAGTACGCCTTCGTTAAATCTCTGCACTGCGGCGTTACTAAGTAAGCCAGCGCCAGCTGTAGATGCTATAGATAAGGGCGTGGCGAAGCCTCTTTGCGCTTTTTGACTTGGAGATTTGTTGAGAATCTGTTCGGTTCTGGGTACGTCTTCAGTGTCAAGTGGATAGCTTTCATATCGCTCATCTTGACTCATACCTAATCGGGATTGAACATTACGGGCTTCTACTTCGCCAGCACTGCGCTTGTACAATTGGTAATCCCTTTCGCCACCTACTTCGTTGCGCAAATTTCTCAGTCGAGAGTATTCGGCTGCATCGTCTCTGATAGAGTCAAGATGCGTTTCAATTCTTCTTATCTGCTTATCTGCAAGTTTCGGATCTGATAATAATTGCTCTCTAGCAAGATTTGCTCTTTCTGAAATACTGGTCGGGTAAGAATCATCTTTTTTGTACAAATACATTGTGCCTTCTGAGATGTAATCACCGACTTCACCTCGCGGGGTCTTTGAAATATCGTACAACTTGGCATACGCAACCTCATCCAGCGGATCTACAAAATCCGCCAACTTCGCCCAAGCCTGACTTAGCCATTGCTCTCTTTCTGCTTTCGGGCGATGACGCTTAGGTTCTGGCCCTAACTCTTGTCGAATCTTGTCGCCGTATTGATTCCAGCTACTGTTGTTGACAAGTAGTCTTCTCTTTCCAGTAAGGTTTGAATCTAAAGAGTATTTTCTATACTTAGATGCGGCTGCTATGCCAGATAAACTTCTCAAGTTTTGGATAGCTAAGTCATACGAGAGATTTGCTTTGCCCAAGGGTTGTTGCGCTTTTAGCAAACCTTGGTCAATTTGTTTTTTTACAGAATTGGGATTAGCTCCGGTGGCAAAACCTTTTCTTGCCTGCACTGCGTGTTGCAGTTCGTGCGCCAATACAGATGACAAATTATCGTCGGAAAGGGTTTCATTTAGGGCAATTGAACGATCTGTAGGGGAATAATACCCGCCAAAGTCTTCCATTCCTTCTGTTCGGATTTCTGGGTACGAACCACCAAACATTAAATCTGCTGCAGGGTACTGATCTATTGCGCGAGATATATCTGTTGTTTTCTGATAACCACCATCTCCCAATATGCCACTAACATTTCTAAGAAGCGTTTCGCCTTTTGCCGCATCAAAATCAATGCTTTCTGGATCAGGCACCTCATAACGCATTTTGCCGTCAGCGCCTCTAAAATAACCTGTTTGCTCATAAATAAAGCGAGGGTCTATTCCCTCTGAGGACATTTTTCTAGCCCTTTGGAGATTGGCTTTTGTAGCCTTGGGCGCGACTTCACTTGCGCCTTTAATGCCCTTCGTTGTGGCGCTTAAAAAACCTGCTTCAGCTTCTTCGGGAGAAGCCAGTAGGCCAGCGCCTACAGCTGCGGGCGCAGCGGCTTTTCCAAAGCTAAGTAATCCAGCCAACTACTTAGCCTTCTTTTTGCTTGGCTTTTTTTCTGCGGGCGCTTGGCGGGACATTAATTTTTCAATGTCAGCGGCTGCGTCAGCAACGCCGCCCGGTCCACGGCGATAGGTTTTATTAGTCATCCAGCAAACCCCACATATGGTGATTAGTTGGAGATCATTTTACCACTCAGACAATATTCAGCCCTCGTCTGAGCGGCTTTTGCCAGTTGGTGGATTGGCTTTTGCCG